CCGTAATTTAATTGCAACAACAATTGGCACAATGGAACTTAAAACTTATTCCAAGGCAACTAAAGAGGAAATTCCTAATTTACCTTGGGTTAACCAATTAAGTAAGTCTGCACCTAACACAGTTATCTTAACTGCCTTAGTTGACGCATTGCTTTTCTATGGGACTGGGTATCTTGAAGTAACAGAGGTTTACCAAGATGATAATCGTCCTGCAAGATTTGATTTTGTTAATAACACTAGAGTTCAAGTTCAATTAAATAAATTAAACACTTTTGTCGATTTTTACACAGTTGACGGACGTGAAAGACCAATGAGTGGAGTCGGCTCGCTCGTTACCTTCCAATCACCTATTGATGGAATACTTCACGCCGGCGCAAGAATTTTACGTGCAGCAATAGATTTAGAAAAAGCGGCGGCTAATGCTGCTGCTGTTCCAACTCCAGCCGGAATCCTAAAAAATAATGGCGCTGATCTTGGAGAAAAGGAAGTTGCAGGATTATTAGCAGCATGGAGACGCAGTCGCGCCGAAAGGTCAACCGCTTATTTAACTTCAAGTTTAGAATTTCAACCAACTTCATTTTCACCGAAGGACATGACCTATGTGGACAGTTTGCAATACATGGCGACCCAAATCAGTCGTCTGTGCAATGTTCCGGCATACTATATAAGTGCAGACCAAAACCAATCATTAACTTATTCTAATATTCAAGACGAGAGGCGTCAGTTTGTTGCCCTATCGCTGCAGCCTTACGTTTCTGCCGTAGAGTCAAGACTTACAATGGATGATCTTTCACCGCAAACACAATTTGTCGCTTTTGACATGGACTCAGGATTTTTAAGAGCAAACCCATTAGAGCGTTTAAATGTAATAGAGAAAATGTTAAATCTAAACCTAATAACAATTGAACAAGCGAGAGAAATGGAAGAACTAAGCCCAAATGGAAATAATTAATTTTAGTGCAGATTTAGAGGCTTCAGAGTCTCGCAGAATTATCTCAGGTAAAATTGTGCCGTTTGAAAATGAAATTGGCAATACTTCAGTTGGTAAAGTTATATTTGAAAAAGGTTCTATCCAAATTGATGACCCTTCAAAAGTTAAGTTATTACTTGAGCATGACCCTAAATCGCCAATTGGTCGCATGAAAAAGGTTGACGAAGATGATTCAGGAATTTATGCTGAGTTCAAAATTTCTAATACTACTAGGGGAACAGATAGTTTAATTGAGGCGAGTGAGTCACTTCGTTCCGGTTTGAGTGTTGGAGTGGAAGTTATTAAAGGAAAAAACAGTAACGGAATATATAGAGTTAGTGCTGCAAAACTTATGGAAGTCAGCCTTGTTCAGGCTGCCGCTTTTGAAAGTGCTGCTGTCACTTCAGTCGCTGCATCAAGTGCAGAGGCAGAATCAACCGAAACCAAAACAGAAAATGAGGCAATTGTGGAAAACACAACACCTGATACACCTGTTGCGTCCGAGGTAGTAGAGACCCCTGCGGTTGAAGCCTCTCGTCCAACAGTAGCAGCACCAATTTATACTCGTCCACGTCTTGAGTTCACAAAGGAAAAATTCCTAGAGAACACACTTCGTGCAACTTATTTAAATGATGACGAGGCTCGTCAATATCTAGCAGCAGCAGCAGACACAACTGACAACGCAGGACTTGTTCCTACTCGTCAACTAACTGAGGTTATCAATCCTCTTTCAAATGCTGATCGTCCATTTATCGACTCAATCTCAAGTGGCGCACTACCTGACGCAGGTATGACATTTGAAATTCCTAAATTAACTCAAGCACCAACAGTTGCAGAGACAGCCGAAGGCGCAGCACCATCAGAAACAGATCAAAATGTTTCCTTCTTGTCAGTAAATGTCAAGAAGTACGCAGGTCAGCAAGTATTCAGCACAGAAATTCTAGACAGGTCGTCTCCAGCGTTCTTCTCAGAATTAGTACGTCAAATGGAATTTGCTTATGCAAAAGCAACAGACGCAGCAGTTGGAAACATTATTGGACAAGTTGCAACAGATGGCGGAAACCGCACAATGTCAGCAGCAAATATCCAAGATTTTATTTCAGACGCAGCAGTATCTATCTACTCAAACACTTTGGGCTTTGCTCAAAACATTGTAGTGTCACCTGAACAATGGGGTGCGTTGATGGGATTAGTTGATGGTTCTAACAGAGCAGTATTTACACAAACAATCAATCCTCAAAATGCTTCAGGAAATCTAACACCAACAAACATTCGCGGAAACATTGGTGGATTAAATCTGCGCGTATCTCGTTACTTATCAGGAACAGGCGATCAAACAATGATCGTGATAAATCCTGATGCGTTTACATGGTACGAGTCAAGCAAATACCGCCTAGAGACCAACTTAATCTCAACAGGACAAATTCAAGTTGCTTATTATGGTTATGGCGCACTTGCTAATAAGGTTAATGCTGGTGCTTATAAGTGGATGGTTGCATAAACTTCCTATAACAGGAATCACTCGTAAAGGGGCGTTGGAAGCCTTCGCCCCTTTACTTTAAGAAAGGATTAAATTTTGCCGGCTACATACGTGACGGAAGCGGAATTAAGGCTGAATTTAGGAATTGGAAGTTTATACACTTCAGCAGTTGTTGAAGAGGTCTGCCAATCTTCAGAAAACATAATCAAATCTTTTTTGTGGTTTAACAAGGCTTATATTGCAGCAACTGAGTTAACAAGTTTAACGGCAACTGTTACGACAGTTAACCCTCATGGTTTTGTCGTTGGTCAAAGCGTAGTCATTTCAGAATCAGGCGCAACATTTAACGGAACAAGAACAATAACCGAAGCAACAATTTATACTTTTTCTTATGTAGTTGCATCAGGCGCAGATCAAACAAATCATTTAGTTAGACCTTACGGAGTAGTTACAGGTTCGTTTCATGGAACAGATTATGCAACTGTTCCTGAAATACGCGAAAGCGCAATGTTAATTGCGGTGGATATTTTTCAGGCACGTCAAGCAAGTAACGCAGGTGGAATTTCTCCGGACTTCCAACCAAGTCCGTACCGCATGGGAAACACTTTGATTGCAAGAATCCGCGCTTTAATTGCAAACCATTTATCACCTTACGGATTGGTTGGCTGATGCCGGTTGCCGTTACAACCCTCAGGACAACCCTTGCGACAGCGCTCGTAAACGCTGGGGTGTGGCAGGTTTTTGCCTTTCCACCTGCCACGCCTATTGCAAACAGCGTCATTGTGCAACCGGATGACGTGTATATTGAACCGTCAAACAATGTTTACAATACTGTTGCACCAAAAGTTAATTTTAAAATAGTAATGATTGTGCCAATGTTAGATAACCAAGGCAATCTAAATGGCATTGAAGATATGATTGTTGGCGTGTTTAATAAGTTAGCAGCGTCAACAACATTAAGCGTAAGTGTTGGCAACATATCTGCACCAACTGTTTTGTCAGGTGTTGCAGGTGAAATGTTAACAAGTGATATGTCCGTCTCAATCATGACAAGTTGGAGTTAAAAAATGAGCGAAATTATAGATGTTCCTTCAGAGGACAAGGCTTGGCTTGAAAAAGTCGGGCAGATAACAAAAACAGAAAAGCCAAAACCATTACTAAAGAAAGATGAGGAATAACCAATGGCTGTATTTCTAAATAACAAGGTCGGCGTCAAGGTTAATTCCGTTGACCTTTCTGACCATGTGACCGCCGTCACACTAAACCGTTCATTTGATGAACTTGAGGTAACGGCAATGGGTGACACAGGTCACAAATTCGTAAAAGGCTTGGAAGCCTCAAGCGTGACCATTTCCTTCCTAAATGACACCGCTTCAGCCAATGTTCTTGCAACACTTCAGGCTGCATGGGGAACGTCAGTTACCTGTGTGTTCTTACAGGAAAAAGGAACTGCCGTCAGCGCAACAAATCCTCTTTACACATTAACAGCCCTAGTAAATAACACCACCGACATTAACGGTGCTGTTGGTGATCTAGGCACTCAGGATGTAACATGGACTGTTAACGGTGCAGTAACCGTTGCAACTTCAGGTACTTTCTAAGGGGTATAAATGATTAAACTCAGAGTGTCCAAGGCTTCAGGGGAAGTATCAGAGTATGAAATTTCCCCTGCACTTGAGTTCGCGTTTGAACAAAACTTTAAAAGCGGATTTCATAAACGATTTAGAGATGAAGAACGACAGTCGGACGTCTATTGGCTTTCATGGGAAGCCGAGCGCCGCGCTGGTATAACTGTTCCACCTTTTGGCGACAAGTACCTTGAGACACTTGCAAAAGTAGAAATCATGGACGCCGACTCCCCAAATGGGTGACGCGGTATGATTTCACGTATTTGGTTGCAAGCCTAGCAATCGAAACCGGCATACCGCATAGCGAATATTTAAAGATGGATAGGTCATTGTTTTTAGCATCAATCGCATATTTAAAAGACAGAGCGAAAAAGGTGGAAGATGCCCGTAGAGGTAAAAGGAATCGTTGAAGCGCAAAAAGCGCTTAAACAGTTTGCGCCTGATCTTTTTAAGGAAATGAACAAAGAAATCCGCAATGCAATGCGTGTTGTTGTTAAAGAGGCTCAAGGTCAAGTTCCTGATCAAATTACTGGATTAAGTGGTTGGCAAGATCAAGGCAAAAAAGTTGTTTCAAGAACTGCCGGCAAAGTTCGTGGTTTTCCTAAATATAACCCAAATGTAATTAGAAAAGGTTTAGCGTATTCTTTAGGACGCTCACGCCGTAATAGTGCAGGTTTTGTTAATGTTTATCGATTGCTCAACAGATCAGCCGCCGGTGCAATATATGAGACCGCAGGTCGTAAAAATCCTCAAGGTCGTTCACCGATTCAAAGCGTTTATGGTGATTCATTTGTTCAAGGTTTTGAAGGAACTTACAAATATAAAGGCAAGGTAAGAAGCCGAGCAACTAGAAATTACAACAGTAACAACCCTTTTGCTGGTTATCAATTTGTTACAGCAATTAACGACGAAGCAAAATTAGAAAGTATTGGTAGAGGTAGAAAGAACCAAGGTCGTTTACTGTATGCGGCTTTTGCTAAAGATCAAGGTAAAGTTACAAAAGCAACTTTTAAAGCAATAGACTCCGCAATTTTAAAATTTAACTCAAGTTTGAAACGAAGGATTGGAATAGCAGCATGAGTGCAACCGGCATTGAAATTCCCATTATCAGTACCTATAAAGACAAAGGTGCGAAGGCTGCAAGTAAATCTTTAAGTGTTTTAACTAAATCTGCTAAAGCGCTTGGACTTGCTTTCGGTGCATATCAAACTTTAAAATTTTCAAAAAACGCAGTTAAGGCTTTTGCTGACGATAACAGAGCGGCTGGACAATTAAGTAAGACTTTACAAAATTTAGGTCAAAGTTATGCGGTTTTAAGTACAGCAGGATTTATTCAAAACTTACAAAATACAACTGGTGTTTTAGACAACCAACTTCGTCCGGCGTTTACAACTTTAGTAAATGCGACATTGGATGCAAAAAAGTCTCAAGAATTGCTAAGTATTGCGCTAGACACTTCAGCCGGAACAGGTGCAAACTTGCAAGCGGTAACAGATGCGTTAGCAAAAGCGGCGCTAGGAGAAAATACTGCCCTTGGTAAATTAGGCATTG